TCTTTCAAGGTTAATAGATGGTGTATCTGGATGTCCTAATTCACCCAAAGCACGGTTTGTATCGATGAATTCTTCTGTGTAACGCTCAACTTCTCGGCGTAATGTATCCATCTTATACATGCGATTGTTTTTGTTGACCTGTTCGCCAACAAGGAAAGTTCCTTCAATGAAAAGTTTCTTTTTACCGTTTTCTGTTGCTTCGGTTAGATACTTTACATTATCGATTGTTTCGGTAATAAGTTTCATTTTAGATACCTGTTAATGCTGGACTATAAGCAGCAGTTTTGTTTACTGATAGAATCAGAGTGCCACCAGTTCCAGAGTTTGTGATATGTAGATTAGCTGAACTTGTGTTCGCAACTACAATATCGTGTTGTGCAAGTGGTAAAGAATTTTCACCAAATAGTTCTAAGACAAGAACACCTGCGGTGCTATTGCCACGATATATTCTCCACACACCATCTGTTGATGAATGAACACCTGCAATTGCAACATTAGTTACTGATTCATCCGCACCAGTAGATAAACCTGCCAATGTAACATTGGTTGCGGTGTTACCCACAATACGGATAACTGACTTACTTCTTTTATTGTTAATGACTTCGTATGGCATTTTATCTTAGTCCCATTGATGCACGCCTACGCATTGACATTTTTCTTTTCAATAGCGTTCGGCGTAATTTAGCTCTTCTAGTTGTTTTCCATGACCGTTTTAATAAACGAGCCTTTCGTAATCTTTCTGTTGCAGAAATTCTTTTTACAGTATTTCCTGAAATTCTATAACCTTTAATACCTGAGCGTCTGCGATTCTTTTGAACCACAATACGACCTTTTGCATTTCTTCTAATTCTACGGCGAACTCTAGTGATTCGCCCCATCTTAACAAGATTAGGATTTCTTCTCTCATCAAGTTGTTCTTCTACTTCTTCAAACATATCGGCGACAACATAACGCTTTGCTTCTTCTAAGCGTTTTGCTGTAATTTCTTTTAGACGGTCACAACAACATTGTTTTGCTTCGTCTAATTTGCCGGCAATAATTAAATCTATTAAATTCATTTTGCTCTACTAAATGCAAAGTCAGATGCTTTAACCAAATGTGCAGGTGATTTGTGAACCATGTCTGCAAATTTCTTTTTATTATCATCATTTAAAGCTTTATGAACTTGCGTAATAGCAGAGGCAGTAAAATGGTCTACTTTACGAGATTGACCATTTCCAAATTTAACTGTTTGTGCCTGTTTATCGGCAACAATTTTATGAAGTTGGTCCATAACACCTTCTTCAATTTGTGTTTCTTCAGCTTGAACCGGTGCATCAACACCGCCACCATAAGGTATAGAAAAATATTTGTCTAATTTCTGATTGTAGTAAAGTGCAATCTTTGTATTATTAGGATACAAACGAATTGATTTACGCTTTAATACAAGCACAAAAGGAGGGTCATTGTTTAAATCTAATGCCGCCTCTTCAATTTCATATTCTTCTTTTACAGGTGCATCACCTACTTTAAAACGATGCGCTCTAACTTTACGACCTGAAGGACCAATTTTATAATCGGCAGTATCTAACTCTGCTTCATTTATTTCCTCACGAACTACTTGACGAGTTTTTTGAAAAATCTGTTTATTATTACTAATAATGTCTACCATGCGGTTAAAAAGATTACGCATAATTTCTCTATCAGCATTATTAAACTGTGGTCGCTCTTCGGTCATTTTATCCAAAATGCGATGAATTCGTGCTATCTGTGCCTTGTTGGCAAGACCAGCACGAACAAGCATATCAAACTTTGAATAGTCTGACTTTTCTTCTTCTACAAGTTGTCTAAATTCTTGTAAATTTATCATTCAGCTTCTGTTTCAGTTTCTTCGGTATCTTGAACTTCTACTTCTTTACCTGTAAATAAAGACTGTGCAAGTTCTGTTTTTTTAGTATCAAGTGCTTCAAATGCACGAGCAGAAAGAAGGTCATTTAAACTTTCTTTGGCTTCAATTGCATTTCCAGTTGCAACGCTATTAATAAAATTTGAAACATCCATATTAATCTCCTTTAACGCCTATTTAGTATCGCTGAATACTTTTCTACATCTGCATCCAGTTGCGGAGTAAGTGATTCAGAAGCACCGTTATCGGCAGTATTATCTTCAGGTGGGTATTGTTCAGCACTCACCTCAGGTACTTGACCTGGTTGTTGTATTGGACCGCCAGTTCCGTTTTCTTCTTCTTGCTTAATCTGTTGGTCGATTTGTGCAATTTCTTCTTTAGTTTGTTGAAGAATATTTCTACGAACCCACTCAGCAGAATAGTAACGACCAACATATGGGTCAACTGTGGTTAATGTTTGAATACGAGATTGCAATAATTCTGCATCACGCAATTCAGTAAAGTTATTATCTTTTACATAATCGTAATAGATATCTTCTTTAAATTGGTCCCATTCTTCTCTGGTACAAATACCTTTAAGAACACATTGTTTTTCCAATGCATGGTCAAAGATTTGTGAAAACTTGTTACGGAGACGAATAATAAATTTATTAAATTTAACTTCATCACGGGTAACTTCAGTTGTTCTACCAAGACCAATCATACCACCTTGTTGTGGTTCTAAACGAGAGATTGGTACATTCAAAGACTGTAAAAGTTTTTGACGAAAGTATTTTACATCTTCTAATTCACCAAGATTTTGACCTGCAGGCAATGTAGTAATTTCTGTACCTTTACCACCTTCACGGCGAGGTAACCAGAAATCTTCAAGCATTGACATGTGTTTACGGTCATCACGGATTTCTCCAGTAGAAGAATCGTAAACAACTTTATTCTTATACTTAATCATCACATCACGAAGATATTGTTCTGCTTTACCTTTTGGTAAATTACCAACATCGATGTAGAATACACGGCGTTCTGGTGCTCTTGATAGTCGGTAAATAACTACCGCATCTTCAACCATACGCAATTGATTAAGTGGTTTAATTGCTTTATGTAAATATGAAATGACGAATGTGTTTTTTGCATCCATCAAACCAGAGTTTACATTGATAATTGAATCTGGTGCAATTCTCAAACCTGCATTTACATTTGCAGAGTATGTTTGAGTAGTTGTACCTTTATCTGAATAGACATAGTATTCCGCAATAGACTGAATAATATTTGCACCAGTCTTTGGATCACGGCCTTTTACCAATTCACGCACTTTACGAATCTTGCGTGGGTCAATATATCTAAGTTCTTGTATACCTTCTTTTGGATTTGATTCATCTACTACAACATGGTAGTAAATTCTTCCATCAATATACCATCTTTTGAAAAGGTCATCGGAAAGATTACCAAAGTTAAGCATTTTGAGAACGGTCTCAAATTCTTCAATAATCTTTTTCTTAACTGTTTCTGGTTGTTTTAATTTATCTAAAACAATGTTGACTGTTCGACCTGTAACATCGTGTGTAATCGCTTCATTGACGATATCATCAATTGCCATCTCTAATTCAGGATGGTTTGCCATTTCACGATAACGGGTGATTAATTCGAGTTCGTTACGAACCGCACCCTCTAAATCGACATAAGTGCCGTAATAAGGGTTAGATGTGATGGTAACTGCACCATCGTCCATCGCTTCACTTGGAAGCGTAAAGGATGGTTGGTCAGGTGATTGAACCTGAACAATGTCTTGTTTACCTAGGGTGAAGCCAAAGAGTTTAATTGCCATTAAAAATCATCCTAAAAAAATTGAAGAAAGGCCGAAGCCTTTCTTCTTACACAACACCGTCTGCTACTGATTCCCACCATTGATAGGTGAGAGTTACAGAAAACTCCTCAATTGCATCATTTGAACCCCAATCAACATCAATAGGTGTGATATCGGTTGGGAATAAACCTACAAATTTATATTTCTTTAAATTGTTACCTTGTTTACCAAACTGAGTAACTTCACCATCAACTGTGTAACCTAAAGGTGCTAAAGCAATTGGATTGCGGATATTAAGGTTGTGAGAATTAATACCATTCATCCATCTTTCAAAAGCATTGCGAACTGAAAAATCTTCGTCATTAATAACGGTGATTGTCCAATCGGCAAATGTTCTGTTGCCAGCAAACTTTAATTCACGACCAAAGTATTGAACAGGTACTACACCAATTGTTGCACCTGGTAACTGAGCAGTTTTACACATGAATGTTAATTTTGTTTGTGCATTTCCTGGCGCAGAGAACGCAGGAAATGGCATAGAAACTTCAAACAGATTAGGACGAGCACCGTCACCAACCATCTGACTTCTAAAATCGTTTACATTAAATGCCATTTAATTATCTCCTGTTTCTCTATTTATTAGAACTTCCCAACTACTTCATCGAAGCTTACGCCTGTGCGAACCGCAACGAAGTTGAGTTGGATAAAGTTGATTGAGCGTGCAGGTTTAATGTAGATATCACCGATAAACTCATTGCGGTCGATAACTTCACCAGTATTATTGGTGTCATCACAGACTACACGGAAATCGGTAATACCACGG